GTTATTGCCCGTTTGAAAGGTACATGGCTGAAAGGAACCGTATACAAGGACTTCATGGACGCTTTGAGAATGTATCAGATATACGACCGGAAGTGCGAAAACAAGACCGATAAGATATACACTCTGTGGGGTACGGAATTCTGGTTTGTCGGCCTGGATGATCCTCAAAAGATCCATGGTATGCAGACCGATGCATTCTGGATTAATGAGGCTGTGGAGGCCTCAAAAGATTCGTATGACCAGCTCATGCAGCGTTGTAAGGGTTTTGCCATCCTGGATTACAACCCATCCGAAGAGGAACACTGGATATATGACGCTGTCATAAAAAGGGATCGTACATGGTACTGTCACTCAACCATGCTGGATAACCCGCTCATACCGAAAAACGCAAAAGAGCAGATCCTCTCCTACGAGCCTACAGAAGAGAACTATCGGAACGGTACGGTCGATAAGCGGAAATGGCTGATTTATGGTCTCGGGAAGAGGGCTAAAATTGAAGGTCTGGTGTTTGAAGACTTCGAGTTAGTCAAGAGCATACCATCCCAGGCCAAAATGTTCCAGGGACTCGACTTTGGATACACCAATGACCCGACAGCTCTCTCGGATGTCGGCATTTGGAGGGGTGAAAATGCCTTGTATATCGACGAGCTGATCTACAAGACCCACATGACCACCGCCGACATAATTGGAGGCCTAAAAGCCCATAATAAAGGAAGAAAAATTTGGGCAGATAGTGCAGATCCCCGGTTAATTGACGAAATTTACTATGCTGGTTTCAACATACATGCTGTACGAAAATATCCAGGTTCGGTCAAGGCAAGAATCGACAAGATGAGGTCGATGAAAATATACGTCACCGAACACTCTTACAATACCATTAAAGAACTGAAAAACTATACATACCAACAGGACAAAAATGGGAAGTGGCTTAATGAACCCATCGATGACTTTAATCACGTTCTCGATGGTGTAGGTTATGTGGTTCTTGAAGAACTATTAGGTCAACCTACTGCCAAAGCAACCCAGGGATTAAGCAAATTCTTACGATAACACATACTATACAGCAATGAACTATCAAGAACTGAAAACGCTTCTTGCTGAGGGCGATTTCAAAAAAATCAATGAAGCTCTCACTTCACAGGTCGATCAACCCGAAATTGACAACCTTAAGAAGCAGTGGGACGTAACGAAGCACAATATTTTCGATTATGGGAAACGTCCTGATCGGACGGTTATGTATGAAGATCCGGATAAGAAGGATGCTGATGGCAACCCCGTAATTGAAAAAAGGATAGAATCTGTTAGCCGAATCCCGGTCCCTTTTCAAAAAGCGATCGTCTCCAAGGCTGTTTCGTTTCTTTTCGGCAATCCGGTTAACGTAACAGCCCAAACTACAAACGAAAAGGAGCAGATAGCACTCAGTTCCATTCTGAAGATCTGGGAGGACAACAAACTCGACAGCCAGAATCGAATGGTGGCCAGGCAGTTATTCAGGTCTAAACAGGTTTGTGAAATATGGTACCCTATTGAATTGGAAGACAGACAGGACGTTTATGGGATCAAGTCGAAGTTCAGACTTAGAATGTCTGTTTTCTCTCCCTGGGATGACTCGATTCTGTATCCCTATTTCGACGATTATGGGGACATGATCGCATTCTGCCGAAGCTATAAAGTAAAAGGTACCGACGGGAAGAATATTGAATGTTTCGATGTGTTTACGGCCGATGTTATCCAGAAGTGGAGAAAAGGTGGTCCAGAATCCGAAAACTCTGACTGGACAGTCGAAACAACAGAAAACATCATAAAGAAAATACCTGTCGTATATGCAGATCAGGAACAGGCCGAATGGCAGGATGTTCAGTATGCGATTGAACGTCTGGAAACACTGCTAAGCAACCATGCCGATACGAACGACTACAACGGCTCACCCACTGTTGTTGCCAAAGGGAACATTTTATCCATAGGCAAAAAAGGGGAACAAGGGAAACTGCTGGAGATCGAGGAGGGTGGCGATGTTAAGTACCTTTCCTGGGATCATGCACCGGAAAGTGTAAAAATGGAAATTGAAAATCTCTTCCGGATCATTTACGCATTTACCCAGACACCAGACATTTCATTCGAATCCGTGAAAGGTATTAGCTCGATTTCCGGGATAGCATTGAAATTACTGTTCATGGATGCCCATCTGAAGGTGAAGGAGAAGCAGGAAATTTTTGACTCTTACCTCACCCGTCGGATCAATATTTTGAAAGCATTCCTTTCAAAAATGGACACTGCCAATGCAGAGGTTTACAAGAACCTCATTGTAACCTGTAAAATCAAACCCTTCATCATCGAAGACATTAAAGAGGTCATAGAGTCACTAGTGAATGCCTCTGGCGGTAAGGCCCTGATATCCCAGAAAACAGCTATCAGAGAGGCCGGCTTTGTAAGCAACGCTGAAGATGAGTATAAGCGCATCAGAGTAGAGGAAACCGAGGCTATGAGCTTTTCGGTAACTGAAAATGGTGAACTGGGTAGTAACGAATAATTAACCAATGGGGCGCGGAGAAGATGATTACGCACGCAGGCATAGGAACAGGATAGATCAGTTCGCTCAACAAGTCTACCTGGCCTATGTCCGCGCTGCAGAGGCTGCAATAATGCTGGGGTACAAATCAAAGTTTGACCCGAGAAAGCCGTTTTCCTTCGATATGGAGCCGCGTTTGCGGAAAGAGGTCTCCAAGGTATTCGCCACTCTTTCCAAGGACGTTTTTGGGGTTATTTCGAAGGGAATTACCGAAGAATGGATGCTGGCCGAGCAGAAAAACGATGATCTGGTAAAAAGCATTTTCACCAAGTCAATGCCGGTTGAACTTAACCGAAGATTCCTGGGAAGGAACCTGGAAGCCCTTAGGGCATTTCAAAACCAAAAGATAGATGGACTTGGACTCTCAGAAAAGATCTGGAACTATACCGGTGATTTTAAGTCTGAAGTTGAACTGGCCATCGATACCGGTCTGCTGGAAGGTCGGTCGGCAACAAGCCTGGCTTCCGATATGAAGCAGTTCCTGAAGGACCCGGACAAGTTATTCAGAAGAGTCCGGGATGCACGCGGAATCCTCCACCTTTCCAAAGCAGCTGCCAATTATCACCCTGGCCAGGGGAAGTATCGTTCTTCGTATAAAAACGCCCTGAGGCTCACCAGAACCGTTATAAACGATGCGTATCGGGAGTCTGATCATAACCGCTGGCAGCAGCTGGATTTCGTCGTAGGAATTGAGGTGAGGAGGTCGAACAATCCCTACCCCTGCCCTACCTGTGATGCTTTGAAGGGACGGTATCCGAAGGAATACAAATTCAGGTCAGTACATCCCGCCTGCAGGTGTTATGCGGTATCGATCCTGGCTACTAAAGATGAGATCAATCGGCTCACAGAGATGATCCTCAACGGTGAAGACACGTCAAAATTCCGTTCTGTGAACCAGGTGACGTCTATGCCGGCCGGATGGGTAAATTACATAACAAAGAATCGCGATACCCTTCTTTCCCGAAAATCTGTCCCGTTTTTCATCAAGGATAACTTCAAGAATGGAGACCTTCTGAAAGGCCTTAAATTCGCATTGCCTGAGGTGCAGAAGGTGGCGAAACAGCTCGACCTCAAGTCGATGATCAAAGGGGATTTGCCGACGGACAAGGAGATTCGGAATATAATAATGGCCTACGGAGAGGCATTCCCGGAAAACTTTGATGTTGGTTTAAAGAAAGTAGCGTTCTTAAATAGCAAAGGTTACCTTATGGCTCATAGGAAAGCGTTCAAGCAAAAAGGTGATCTTGTAATTGGTTCGGAGATATCGATTAGCAAGCATACATTTTCAGTAAAGATTAACGATAAGTCAGTGCCGTATAACTCCCTGGAAGAGCTAAGAGGAGCATTTGGGGCGATCAAGGCCGGTAAAAACCTTACTTACCTACAGGAAGACGCAATTGAGTCACTTTGGCATGAAATTCTCCATGCAAAAACCAAAAATAGAAGGTACGGTTATGACCTGGAAAAAATGGAAACCGTTAACGAATTCGTGGCAAGACATACCTATGACGCTCTTTTGCGCGCTTTTGGAGGTAAAGCTAGTCACAAGAAACAAATTATTGAAGATGGTGTCGGCTACCGTAAATGGGTGAAGGGATTCCGGGAGCGACTAAAAAAACATCGCATCCCCGAAGCAAAAGCCCTACGGGAGCTAAAAAAAGTACTCTTAGAAGATTATTCAAAAATACCTACAAAACTTCAAGAGTTATTCGATAAGTACCCTATTAAAGAAGACTAAATCACTCAGGATCGATGAAGTAATCCTTGC